AACCTTTGCGCCCGCCCGCGTTGCGAAAATCGTACGCTGGAGGATTAGCAAAAACGCCAGGTTACCTATTGCGCGCTCCCGTACCTCCGTGCTTACATTTGCGCTACCCACGATTGGGTTAATATATGCATCGGTTACGTCGCGCTCCGCGCGTGATATTGTAGCGTCGGATATAAGGCTGCTAATTTCGTAGCCGTGCTCCTGGTACCATTGTTTTGTCATTTGTCAAAATCTTTTAGTTAGTTAAACCGCCAGGCGGCGCGGTTTGTTCCACGTGGAACGCCCCGCCCGCTTGGTTGCATCTTTACTCGCCGCCTCCCTGGTTTTCGGACGCCGCCGCTTTGAGTACCGCACTGGAGTACAAGTCGTGGATAGCTCCGCCGATATTGCGCTCCTTTTGGTAATTCATCGTGTTGGTTTCGTACTTGGGATACGCTACCTGGATAGCGTTTTTCTCGTTGTACCAGTAGCCGTCCGGCAGGAAACAAATAGCGAAAACGCCGTCAGCGGTACCGTCCGCGTCCATAAGGTCGCACTCGATTACCTCGTTAACGCCCAGCATCTTTGCTACCTCCTCGGTAGTACGGTAGAGGATAGAGCCGCCGCTGGAGTACTTAAACTCTGCTACTTGCGAAAGCAAAGCGGTAGAGATTACCAGGATTTTCTCCTTTGCGTTCGGGTTCTTAACCGCATCGCACAAGCCGCGCAAATCCTTAAGCACGATAGACGCGCCCGCCGGGTTCTTAACCGTGGTAAACACGTCGCTTGCGGATTTGGAGCCGATAGTTTCAAACGTGGTAACGCGGTCTGCCAGGTCGTTAACGGTGTCGCCGATAAGGATAGCCATTACGATAGTGTTAACTATCATACGGTCGAGCTCCTCGTTAATAAAGCGGAGGAAATTAGAAAGCTCGCCTGCTTTCTCGATTTCGTCCAAATCTTCCTGCGCGAGTTGCTGGCGCTTGTAGATATAGCGGGTGGAGATAGTTTTACCCGTTGCAGCGAGCTGCTGGATTACTTTCTCACTCTCTCCCGTCTTATCCCATTGCTTTGCGAGCAAAGCGGCGGTTTTCAGCTCCTGGGCGTTGTAGAAAAATTTGGTGTACATCGTTTTGTGGAGCTTTGCAAAGATAGGGTTAAGGTTGCCCCAGTTCTCTACGATTGCGTAGTCCACTACGTCCTCAAAGGTCAGCCCGGTTACGTCGTTCTTAACGAGCACCTTGTTTACCTCGTTACGTACCTCCTCCTTACCGCTTGCGCGGAGGATAGCGGCGGAGATTTGGTTTTTAACCGCCGGGGTTAAATCTTTGCCTTTTACCGTGTTGGTAATTGCCTGCATACGCTTTGCGATAGCGTTAGCGATTGCCTCTTCGGTTTTGGAGTTCGGCTCGGCGGTTTCCAGTACCTCCTTAATCTTTTCAGTTAAAGCCTCCTCGTCCACTTCAACCTCGGATTGCTCCAACTCGTCAATAAGGGCGCGGATAGCGTCCGCAGCCTCTTTTCCTCGCTCACTAAAAGCGTCGGATACTTTGCGCTTAATAGCACCCAGGTTCGCCAGGTCTTTAAGCTTTACGATTTTTTTCTTCATAAGAAAAACTTTTGTTTTAGTTAAACATAGCCCCGAAAGCGTCAACCTCCGGCGCGTTATCTTGGCGTTTTATAAATTGTAAGCCGTTTTTGATTTCTTTGGCTTTTTCCAGCGGGTTGCCGTTCGCTGGAGTAGTTACGAGCGAAACGCCCAGCATTTCCATTTCCTCTACCAGGTAGTAGGAGAAATCGCCCGTCTTGGGGTCGCGGAAAATTTTGCCTTTGGTACTCCATCCCTCTTTGCTCAAACCCTGGAGGATACCCTCCTGGATTTTCAGCTTAATATCGTCGTACCCGTCGATACCTTTCGGGATATAGCAAACGAAATAAAAGCCGACCGAGTTTACCTCAATAATCAGCACCCGCCCTATTTGGTCTTCCCTCTTGTAGCCGTGCATACACGTAAACGGCATATTTAGCTTACGCTTTACGTAGTAGCTCTCCAGGAACTTATCCAGGGCGTCCTTACTGAAACGCTCGCCGTTTTCGTTCGTACCGTCTGCAAACTTGGTTTCGTACCCGTAAATAAGGAGCCCGTTTAGCTTTTTGTTTTTGTCCTCCTCATTCTTGGTAATCGTAACCAGGTCGTAATCCTCTACCTCCTTATAGTCGCCGATTTTTACGACGTCCACAAGCGGCAGCCGTTCGTTACACTCTTTAAATAATTCGTCCATTTTGGTTTGTGTTATTGGTTTATATTCTTGCACGATAGCGGGGGCTCGAACCCCTACGAACGTATCTGCATACACGCCGCGTCTTTTGCGCCTGGGAAAGAAAATGAAAAGAAACCAGGCTCGCGCTTTGTCCGTTCGTTTTGTTGGTACCCGGAAAGCCCATCCCCAAACTTTCCCGTACTGCTACCGTATTACGCGGTTATTCCGCGTTAACCTCCGCGCTCTCTCCGATAGGCTCGCCGTCGATTGCGTACGTAATCTTAAGCCCGTAGTACGTAGCCATATCCACGAACGAACGCTCGAAAAGACGGCGGAAAGTTTTATATTTCAGTTTGTCGCCCTCGCGGATTTCGCCGCCGTTCGCCAGCTGCTTACTACTTTGCGCGTCAATAATAGCCACCTGGTTTGCCGGGATTTTGATACGGTCAACAATCGCAAGTATTGCGGTCTTAACCTTTTCCTGCATCTTCAAATCCAGCCCAGCCAGGTTTATAACTTGCCACGCCATTTCACGCGGCAAAAGCATAAGGTTTGACTGCTTGGATAGCGCCCCGTAATCCTCGCGCATTTCCTTTTCCATTTCCTCCTTTTGCTCCTTTGATAGTACCGTAGCCGTTGGGGCGTTGGTTAAGTTCTTGGGGCTTGCGATTACCACCGCGCCCAAACGCTTGGATACGGTAGCGGAGCCGTTAAGCACGTCGTCCAGGAAATCCAGGAAACCCTTACAAATCGCTTTGTCCGATTTATTCCTGGAAACGTACGTGCTCGATTTCATTACGTACACGTTTGCCGTGGGGTCGTGCGGCTCGATTATCGTAACCTCTCCCTCGGTCTTTACGGCGTACTCTTTCGCGTCCATAATCCAAAAGCGAAAGCTCGCCGGGTCGTACGCGATTACCACGTAACCCTCGTCAAAAAGTTTCTGCAGTATCGTTTTACCCCAGGCGTAAAAGAACGCCCGAAAGGCTGCAAACTTTGCGCCCTCATCGGAAAGCGGCTGCGCCCCTCTCCCGTCCGTTATCTTAACGTCCTCCGCCAAATCGGTAAGGAGGTCGCAGATATTGTACCAAATAAGGCTGGCAAAATCGTGGCGGCATATATCCCAGCCGTGCACGTTTACGCCCGTACGCCCGTCGATTAGTACCTGTCCGCGGCGGTAAAATCGTCTTTTTATTTCGTCTAAAATTTTCATATTTTCAAATTTGGCTGCAAAGATACAACAAAATTTGCATACCTCCAAATTTTACGCAATTATTTTTTTTTATTGCGCTATAAATTTGTGCAAACGCGTAACGCTCGCGATATTATCTATATTATCGTCGTGGGGGCACTTGCGCGCAAACTCGTACACCTGCTTTAGATACTCCGCCAGGCGCGGTTGCTCAACAAATACCACCCGGTCGCGTATCGTTTCGTACGCCGCCAGGATACGGTCGAATTTATCCCCGCGCGAACACCAGCCCTCTACCTGGAGCGCGCGCGGCGGCTTTTCCTGGGGATTATCCCCGCGGGCGTACTCGATGAAACTTTGCCCGATATAGCCGTTACTCTCGATATATATCCGCGTGTTATCCAGGCGTCCCAGCATCCGTTCTATAGCTCTGCATCGCTCCGCCTTTCCGCCCTCGTTTGTGCTATCCGCATCTATTACGAAAATAGTACCGTCCGGCGCGCAAGCGGATAGCGTCAAAGGGAACCAGTCTGCCCCCACCAGCGCGGACGGGTCGCCAAATACCACCGGGTTACGTAATTGCGCCCAGGGCACCGCGTCCGGCTCGCACTTGCGTATTACGGCTGGCGTGAAAATATCCCCCGCCAGGTCGGAGTACTGGTTAAGGTAGTAAACCTGGTAATAATACCAGTCCGCCGCCGTTGCGCCGGGGCGGTGCGCGTTATCGTAGAGCTTTTGGAAATACTCCAGCTGCGCCTCCGTTAGGTGCTTACGGTTATCCTCCCAGCTGCATAATAGTACCTCCTCCGCTGGTAATTGGTCATCTATCCAAAAATGTTGGTTTGGGTTGTAGTCGATAACCACGCCTTTGCGCGCGTTCGCCGCCAGGTCGAGGTATTGTTGCAAAGTAAATTTATTTGCCTCGTTCATAAATACCCAGTCGCACGCGCTACCCTTTGCCGTTTCCGGGTCGTCGAAACTTGCGAACTCCAAAACGCCCGCCCGCCCGCTGGTGGTATTGTTACGCTTGCACTCTATCTTGCGCGGGGATTTGTAAACGTCGAAAAGCTCCCCAAACGTCCCCCAGCTCCGCAGTATGTTTTGGCAGTCCTCGTACGCGCCGCGGCGTCCCTGCTCGTTCGTCATACTTGCGACCAGTACCACGTCCCCGTCATTGTATGCATTTAGCAAAAACCACTGGCACGCCGTGTACGTCTTACCAGCGCGCCGGGCACCCTGCAAAGCCATAAGCGGGCGCCGCCGCTCCAGGTAGGTTGCTATCTTTTTATTTAGCGAAATCTCCAGCGTCATAGATTACTCCAGTACTATCTTAACCTCCGGCAGGTTCGTTTGCTCGATTACTTGTTTCGGTAGCCCGTGGGTTTGGTTCATTACCTCCGCCAGGTCGCGCACGTTTCGCAGCTTGTTTAGTATCAGCTCGCACGTCCGGCGCTTAAGGTACGGGTTTGCCTTATCGGCTGCGTACGCCCGTAATTCCTCCTCGGTTGCCTCCGTTTCCGCCCAGCGCAAGAACTTGCGCACGTCCACGGCTGCTCCTGGGTTGCCCTGGGGATTTGCTCCAGGTTGCCCGAACTGGTGCGCACGCTCTCGCGCCGCCGCACCCTCGTTTTTGTATTGGTGTTTTTTCTGCATATCCTTACGTTTTTATTTTGGGCTGCAAAGATACAACAAAATTTGCACATTTCCAAATTTTACGCAAAATTTCGCGTTTGGCGCGTTTTTTTCCGTTCGCGTGGTAACTTGTACCACCCCACACACAAAAGCCCCGCAAATCGCACGAAATCGGCTGCGGCTGGTGTCAAAGCGTAACGCATACGAGCGCACGTATTATTACGCGGGCAAAGACCCTCGTTTGCGGGTTGCGCG